CTTGCGGCCATACAGATGCATACCACGAACGATGTCAGCGAAGCTGTCAGGGTCACGGTAGGTTTCGGTCTTATTAATCTGCTCTGCAGTTGCAACAGCAGAAGAATGACCAGCAACAATCACACCGAAGTTAGTCGATGAGTTCGCACCTGAGAAGGCAGAACCAGAACCAACCTGTGGCAGATTGTTTGAAGTGTACACGGTAAATCCGTGAATGTTGTTAGACACAACACCGTTTTGCAGACCTGAACCACCGAAGTCAGAGTTGAACAGACGAGAGTCTTCGTCTTTCAGTACTTCAATGAATACTGGGTCAAGAACAAGCCAGCGGCCCTGTGTGTCAACATTCTGCTGGTCGAGCAGACGTGACATACGAGCAATGACCTGAAGTGGGTTTGCGTCACCAGCGTCAGTTGGAGCAGCACCAGAACCAGTACGTGGCAGGATAGCAATTGCGTCACCCGGCGAACCAGAATTAAAGTCAGATGCGTCCAGCTTCATGCTTGCAAGCAGTTCGTCAGTTGCGGAACCAACAGCGTTAGTGCCGTTGACTACATCGTTGACTGTATCTGCAGCAGCATGAATTGATGACTGCTTGTAACCTGACAAGTAGCCAAGAACGTCTTGGTCAAACTGGTCAGCAAGGCGATACGCAGCACGGTCACTTGCCAATGACTGGAAGTTTACGTGTGAGTGTGCCTCTTCAATGTCGTCAACCTTAAATGCAAAGTAGTTAGCTTTGTCAATTGTCAGGCTGAAGTCTTCATCGTCAAGGTCTTGCGGCGTGATGGTTGTACCACGTGCGTAAGCCTTAACTGTGATTTCGGGTTCCTTGATAATCTTAACGGAATCACCCATTGCTGCAATCTCACCGAAGTAATCGGAGTTAGTGATTGCCTCACAAACAGCGGCCTTGCGGAAAGCAAGTTGCACCTGTTTGGAGTAAATGACTGGTGAAAAATTACCGTTAGGAAGATTACCATACCCGGCTGCGGTAGTAAAAGCCATGATATTTCTCCTATTATTGGCATTTAAACAGATACAAACTCACCAGACTAATCAGAGGCTGATTCACTATGGGTGCGTATCTTATCTAGTTGGCCTACCAGATAGTCAACGGGCCATGTTCGTCAGGTAATCCGTAAGACATAGGTTGTGTTTGCTGATTAGTGTAGGCAAGTAGCTAACCCACCTACACTATTATTGACTATAGTTATACGAAAAAATAACTATTTGTCAACACTTTTTTTATCTGGCTGAACCAGATACATCATAGATAAACTTTCCACTACGGATAGCTTCCATGATTTCGTCAGATCGCTTCTCATATTCTTGAGGCGACATCTTCTGAACTTGTGACTCTTTCAGATAAGTAGAGGATTCATTTTCCTGTGGCTTACTACGACTGTTCTTTGTAGAAACAGACTTAGCTGCATCCTTATCTGTTGTAGCTTTCTTGGAAGTAATTCCCATGTCAGCTTTGTACAAGTCAATTGCTCGTGCGGCAGAACGTGCGTCATTGTCATTTTCGTACAATGCATCCTGCACCCATTTAGGCTGATCTTCTGCCCAAGTATGAAAGTCGTCACTGTCACGAATTTCATCAAAGTCAGGATGCAAACGCATAAGTTCTGCTTCAGCTTTTTCTTTAGTTGCACTAAGTTGCATCTCATCAATTGCTTTAAGGCGTTCTTCCAAAGCAGATGATTGCTCACGTGCCTTTTTCATTGCAATTGTTTCAACGATAGCCGCTACGTCTGGATAATCTCTTGCCCACTGTTCAATGTCTTCATCAGACTTGGGCAGCTTCATTTCTTTTTTAGTAGCTTCACTTAGCTGTCGTTTAAGTGTTTCTAACTCAGCTTTAAACTCTTCAGCTTGTTTTTGTTGATGCCTACGCAGATCAGAGTAACGCTTTTTAAAAGTTTTCTCTTCTGCTGATGTAGGCTCTTCTTCTTCAGGTTCAGCAGCTTCTTGCTCTACCTCACCTCGTTGTTCCTTGAGCAACTGTTCAAGTTCTTCTTCTTCCATTTTGCGTTTTTCTTCGTTAGTGTATTTACGATTTGCAAACGCAATTTTTTTTTCAGGCTGCATTTCTTCAGCCATAATTGTAGCAGATTCTGCCATTTTTCTATTCTCCTAGTTGGGGCCAACCGTAGCCACATCGGGGTGGGGGATCAGGTAGCCAACATATATGTGGACTATTTTTTAGAAGCTAGTCCACCTCGCTTCATCTTTTTAGTCTTCTTTGGTTTTGGTTTAGAAGCTAGGCCACCAGAAGCAAGACCAATCTCGTCACGAGTAGCATCAAAAGAAGATTGCTCGCTAGCACTCCAATCTGTCCTACTGCTACCGCCTCCACTGCTTCCGCCAGAGTCATCATTTCCATTATCAAAATCAAACGCCTCAAACTGTGCATCATTATACGCGGATGCGATGGCTTTTTGAGAATCGTTCATTTTCTGTGCAGAGCCTAAAAGATCATCTTTGTTTACTTTAGAATAGATACTTTGACCAGCTTTATTTAGGATATCCCCAATCCCGTCATTGTCATCGTCTCTATCTCGAAAAATTTCTCCAGATTTTTTATTTCTAAAAGTACCTGTAGAGGGATTGTATTCAACAGTATTTCTATTGATACCACTTTCAGTTTTAAGGGATGCAACAATTTTATCAGCTAATTCTCCTGTATATCCTGATTTTTTCAAATCGTTATACTCATCACCTGATACCGTGTATGTAGCATTATCATAGGTAAAAGTAGCAGTGGCGTCTTTTGGAATACCCTTACCAGTCGCTAGTCCAAAAGCCGTAGCACCTACCCCCATAGTACCCCCAATAAAATCTTCACCCATATCGAATGAAACACCCATAACGGTGGCATTTTGTCTACGACCAGTTCCATCAGAAAAACCGCCCATGCCTACTCTTCCACCGCCCGGCCCAAGTCCGTCATCTCTATCATCATCTCCTGTTTCAGTTACACGAGTTGTCTGCGGAGTGGTAGGCGTAGTTGTTACTTCTTCTGTTTTAGTTGCTGTGGGGTCAACCCAGCTATAGCCTTCAGGCAATACTTCGCCCGGAAGAAGTTCACCGCGACTGCCCTTTTTAATGCGTAGTTGAATTTCCTGACCTGCTTCATTACGGAAGGTAGCAAACTCAAAATCTACCTCTGGAACACCCGGACCCGTAATTTGTCCGAAAGTCGGCAAAGGTGTAGGCGTTGTTTGAACAGGAACGTATGCTTGTGCGGGGCGACTTACTGGCTGCACAAACTGTTGTGAGGCAGCTTGAACAGGTTGTGTAGCAAATGAAGTAGTAGGCATTGGTGCCGCTTGGTATCCCGATATTCCCATTTCTTGCTGCTGTTGATTAGCAGGAACAAAACCACCTACATTATACTCTAGTTCGTCTTCCATGTCAAGATCATTAATGTCAAATGGAATGTCGTCAGGAATAGTAGCTTCTTCGCTATTACCCATCTGCCCCATTTCTTCCATCATGCGTAGGCCCATCTTAGCTTGTTGGCGCATACGCATAAGAGTGTCCAGTCCCCAGTATCGAACTACATCTGCTGGAAATACAAACTCTCCTTCACTAAGCTGTGCAGGGATGTCATCACGTACTTCTTCTTGTGTAGAACCGGGCGGCACGTCGTTGCCAGACACCGGGTCTACTGTGCCGCCTTCATCCATGAGTCCACCGTCCTCAAACATTTCCATTTGTTCTTTCATAGGTACTACTCCACCTTTGTTAAATGTTTTAATTTGCGAATACACAGGATGTTGTTTTCCGCGTACTGATATTGTTCCTACAGGCTCACCAAGTTCTATGCTACCTACTAGAGTAGGCCGTAGTCGAGGTTCTGTTTTTGAGTCTGGGTATTTTTTAAGGTTTACGCCAGAAGTAAAATCAGTTTCTACTGTATAATAATGTTTACCTTTGTGTTCTACTGAAACAAGAGTTTCTATATTTTGGTAGTTTGTTGGCGCATCATCCCATTTCCAACCTGCTTTTTTCTTAAACAAGTTTACCTTAATATTAGATTTACCTTTGCCTGTAGAACCTACAGTTTCTACATCGTCATTAGATACTTTAAAAGAAGGTTTTCCATCTGGATTAATTCTTATATTAGCAGAAGAAACATTTCTACCGCTAAGTACTTCGCCTGTCTGTGGATTTAAATAATCGCCGCCTCTTGGTCTATCTCCTTCAGGAAACATACGCTCCGGTTTAGGAAATACAGAAATCATTTCTTTAGATGTTTCTGTAGCTACATTAGCACTACGTCCCGCAATAGCAGACGTGTCAATTTTATCCATATGCTCTGGAAAAACCATAATTTGTTTGGAGCGGTCTTTAAAATCAGCAAACAGAATAGAGTCGTACCCTTGTTCTTTTAGTTCTGGTATTTTATTTTTGAGTTCTTTGCGTTGCTTTTCTGTGCGGACAACATAGGGTTTCTTAAGATTGGACAGATCAAAGCGACTAACATATTGCCCCTGCGCAATATCTTCACCGTAAATGTTTTTACCCTTCATAATACTGCCGACAGTAACATAGTCTCCGCCGGGCGTTACATGAACAGATACGTCTTTGCCGAGACCGCCTACAAACTGCTTCTGTACATTTGGTGCCGTCAAGATTTTACGTGCAGCATCGCCCTTTATAGTCTTCTCAAAGTTTCTACCAATAGAACGTAGGCTTGCATACTCAGATGCAATCTCTGGATCAAGAGTAAAGTAAAATCCTTCGCCAAGAAACTGATCATTTTTACGAGCAAAGTTAATATCGAAAAACGGTTCGCCAGCTTCCCTTGCTTTAGCCGTACCATGATATCCAAACAATCTATTTTCATCTGGCTGCGGAGGAAGCATTGCACGTTCTGTTTCTGGTAGTTCGTCAAACAGTACACGAAGCGGAGACTTTTCCGGTAGGCTAACCGGCTTACCATACTTATCTATTAAGTCCAAATCTTTAGGCATGTCTGCCGTTTTACTTGGCAGCACATTTAACTGTGTTTCTGGCTTTGATCTACGTATCTGTACGTTACGTGCGTCTACTTCTCCACCTGCACTACGGTATTTACGAAACGCTTCTTTTTCGTCAATGTTGGATTGTTTTTCTAGTATGTCGTATTCGTTACGTAGCTGCACTAACTTTTGAAAATTTCTTTTTTCCCAATCAGCAAACTTTGCAATGATAGGATCAAAGGTTTTTCTAAAGAAGTCAAATGCCTCATCATTTATATATTTATCAGTATATACCTGCGACATAAGTAACTGAAACTGATCAGATCGCAATTTATCTAATTCATCTGGCGTAAACTTTTCAAAGTTTTCAGATGTCTCTTTATTTGTTATGAAATGAAAAAAGTTGTTTCGCTCGCTTTTTAATTGATCCAACTTAGAGGAGGCTTTATCCATTGCCTCTGTCCTAAACATTGTAGGACTTGCACCATATTGACGGCCTTCAAGATGATCTACGGCATGTTGTATTTCATGCAAAAGAGTAGATATAAATTGTTCTTCTTCTAAATCGGTTATATAGATAGCCTCCTCAAAAGGATCATACATAGCGCGTGTACCATCTTCTGCGGCCTCTTCGCCTAAACGACGAATTTTCATACTTTTAAGATAGGGGTATTCTTTAAACAGTTCATCAAACTTTAAAACATCAGCAAGAACAATTTCTTTTTTCATAGATGGGTCTTCAAAGACCCGATACATTTGCTCTTGTATTACGTTGCCTTTGTCATCTATAAACTCAGGATGCCAATCTACTTTACCTTGTTTCTTAAAGTAAGGTAGAAGTTCTACATCTTTAGTGGCTATCTCGTAACGAATTTTTTTATCTTCGCCACGAAAAATACTAGACTCTTTAAATACATACTCAGGGTCAGAGTTTATTCTTTCGGCTTCCTGCGCTTTTTTAATTCGTGTATCTGCAGTACGTCCTTGCGGTCCACCAAAAATTCTAAATATACTAGGACGTTCAAAGTCTGCACTGGTTTTAATTGTAGTGCCTGTGCTAACCGTTGCAGGAGCCATGCCGTCAAAGTCATCACCACCGGGGGTAGCTGCACGGAACATATCGCCAAGTTCTGCACCAATTTCATTTAGATATTTACCTGCCTCATCGCCGTATTTAGACGCAATCTTAGCAAGACCGGTAGCAGCTTTTGCAACACCTGTAGCGGTAACACCAACTGCCTCACCTACAAACTCACCAACATTGTCTTCAAGATTTATAGGAGTATTCTCGTTGATAAGTTTTACAGCATTATCACGACTGATACCGGCTCTAGATAATATATCAAATGTTTCTTCAATAGCGGCGTATGTAGGAGATAGTAAGGATTGTTCCGGCGTTGGATCAGGAAGCATAGACCCCAGATCAACAATGTCACCTGCTGCAGTTACAGGTGCCGTGACAGCACCTTCAGCAATATCAATA